TCTGGAAGTCTTCAGATAGTTCTTCGCCAGCAATCAATGCTTCGAGGTCTTCCTCAACATTGATTTCAGCAACGATTTCTTCTTCAGCAACCACTTCCTCTTCAGTAGTTTCTTCTTCAGCAACTACTTCTTCTTCAGTGGTTTCTTCCTCGGCAACAATTTCTTCTGCGGGAGTTTCATCTTCAGAAACAACCTCTTGTCCCTCTTCGACTTCGTCAGATACTGCTTCAGCTTTAGCAGCCTTAGCATTGACTACATCTTTTACCTGTGCAAGTGTTGCGGCAGGATCCTTGAGCTTTGCAGAATCGTCGTCGGGACGATAGTTTTCGGGGGTAGGTCCACCAAGGTCTTCCACACTAGCACCTGATGAGGGCATAGCCTCAGCAGCGGCGGCACCTTTGGTTACTACGTTTTCTTCGATGTTTTCCATGTCTTGTAAATTGTTACCAACGGACAGTTTTACTAGAGAATCTTGTTAGAATCTGTATTTATTTATAGTATTATTAAACTTAGAGGTTATTTAGAAAATTTTGGAATAAACCAAGCTTATGTTCCTCTAAAGCATTTGAAGAAACTAAGGTATTAATTGATCTCTTAGTTTTTTCTGCGAGTTGTTCGCGAAGGATACCTCCTTCCCAAACCCACTCTCTTCCTTCCATAATTCCATTCACAAAAGCGTCAGGGGCGGAAGGGTCAGCAACAATATCAGCAGCAGTCGCTAGTTGAAAATCTTCACCAACAACTTTGCATCCATTGCGGTCTTCTTTTAGTGATCCAACACCACGGGAGGAAACACCCAACATTACACCTTCACCGAGTAAAGATTTTGCAATCTTACCCATAGGTGTTTCAAGAAGTTTTGCCTTTCCTACAAAGTTATTTCCTTCTTGCTTGAGGGAAACAATTTTATGGGAAACACGATCAAGGTTTACAGTAGGTCCATCAGGATGACCAAGTTCACCAAGAGCACGACCCTTGTTTACGAAAGTTTCGCAATAGCGATTTACTTCCCTAGAAAGAGTCTCAACGGGATACATTCTTCCATTGCGATTTTTGATTCCGCCTTGGAGAAATACACCTTCGATATGTAGGGTCTTGTTAGATCCCTTGCCCTCAGTAATGATTTTTACCTGAGAGATTTCTTCCGTAATGAGTTTCATTGTATAACTCGTTGTATTCCTATACTTTATATTTATTATTTTTATAAAGTGTTAGAAATCACTCCTCAGATTCTGCCTCTATTTCCTGCTCTGGTTCGTTAAAAACAGTATCAGCAACAGAAGGTCTTAGTGCTTCGATTCTTTCTGATGCTTTTGCATAAAGTGCATCTTTGATACGGTCTTGAATATCAGACGCGGATGCATCAGTTGCAATCAAATCAACAATATCTTCCATGAATTTAAGTGAATGCTTGGATTATTTATAGCTCTGCTTTTTTGGTATCTTTCTGATACTGAGCATCAACTGCTTGTGCTTCTACTTCAAGATCTGGTTCTTCTGGAACCGCACCTAGATCTCCAACCTCACCTTCTTGGGGTAAAGGTTCTCCAGTGACTGGATCAATTGTAGATGGATCAGGAATAATACCTTTTTGAATTTCATCTTCAATCTGCTCGTCAATCTCAATGATTTCGCGATCAGTTTGACGAAGAACTCTTCTACGAACATATTCGGTAGAGTAGTACTTACCAATATATGGTTCGATAGTTGCGAGCATATTGAGTCTTCCTTCCATGAGTTCAGACTCTTTTAGTTCTGCAAATTGATTATCATAAATGAAGTCATATTGAATATGATCTTCCATTGATGACCAATCTTCAGGAGTAATGATATTCTTCAGAATTAACTGAGTTCTGAGCATATCATTAAACATATTTGCAAAACGCTTTCTCAAGCGTCCTACAAACTTGGCAAATTTGAGTTCATCACGAAGAATTTCTGAAGAACGACCAAGATTGAATCCACCATCAGCAGCGATTCTGGATTCAGGAACACCTAGTGCTCTATAGAGTTTTTTCTGGAAATATTCGATATCTGAGAGTTCTCCCAGATTCTGACCGCCAGGTAGGGTAGTGATCTCAGTACCACGACCGCCTTCTCTTCTGGGCAACCAGAAATCTTCCATCATAGACATAAATTTACGATCATCGCGAACTTCGCCAGTGCTCGCATCGTAAACTAGTTTATTTCTGTAGCGAGACATTACCTCTTTGAGGTATTGTTCTGCTTTTACTTTAGGTAGATTACCAACATCAATATAGAAAATACGACGCTCTGGTGCTCTTGATAGGCGATAGATGACCAAAGAATCTTCAATCATACGAAGTTGATTGAGAGCCTTGATTGCTTTGTGTAGATAAGAAAGAACTCTATTCTTATTTCTATCAACCAAACCAGAAGTACACATGGTGATAGAATCTTTGGCGATTCTAATGGAATTCTTACCGCCCATTTGACCACCCATGTTAGTTGGATGACTTACTTTGGGAGTATAGATGTAATACTCATCAAACTCAGGATTAGGCACGGGATCTTGCTGACTTCTGAGTCTAATCGCTGGATCACCATTACCTGGTCTTTTCTTTTCTTGACGGATATATTTAATTTTTAATGGGTCAATATATCTTAAATCTTGAATCCCTTCTTGGGGATTCTTTACATCGATTACTTTTAAGTAGAAAACTCTACCATCAATATACCAATTCCTAAAGATTTCGTGGGATTTCTTATCGAAATCCATAAGTTCTTTGAGGTATTTGAACTCCTCTCTGATCTTTTTCTTTAAACCAGCACTTACATCAAGGTTTGATAATTCAATTTCAACTGGAGAATCGTATAGATCACTAACGATTGCTTCATTCACAACATCTTCAATAGCACCATCACACTCAGGGTGAAGTGCCATTTCACGATATCTTTTAATTAGATCATATTCTGAACGATATGCCCCTTCAATATCTACATATTGACCATAAAAACCACTACTAATAAAATTGTCAACCCCGTCCTCATTATTCTTGGGAACGGGGGAGACAATAGTAGTGGATTTCTTTTGGGTATCTTCAATAGAAAAACCAAAAAGTTTTGCCATAGTATAATTTAAGCGTTCTGGTTATTCTTTATTTAGTTAATGTCTTCACCGCCTGCATTGGCACCAGTACCCTTAATCGCTTCCCAATATTGAACTTGGAGTTCAACTGTGAATTCTTGAATACCTTGAGCATCATAAGAAAGTTCAATAGGTCCAACCTGAGTTGGGAAAGTATCATAGAAACGATAGGATCTTAGAGTAGAACCATCGCGATCAAGTTGATAAACATAAGCATCTGCTTGATAATCAGCTGGGTTAGTAAGACCAGTGTTATCGGATAGTCTATTGATAGTGTTAGACCATCTTTCAAACGCGGAGCGGATTGCAAAGTCTGTATCGTTGATAACGGTAACAGTCCAGGAATCGAATGTTCTGTCTCCAGCAATCTTTAGTACCCTTCCACGGAAAGGAACTTCAATCTGTGCAACATTAGATGCAGGTAGATTGGCACCCTTAACTAAGAATCTTGCTTTATCTAATACAGCAGAATCTGGTTGGGCGAGATCTGGGAAGTTTAGAACGACTTCAAAGAGGTTGGCGCGAGCGCCACCACCCGTTAACTTACTCTTGAAGTCGGATATCGTTCTTAGTGGGGGTGGATTGACTTGATTTCTAGCCATGGTAGGAAATTAAACCTCTGTACTTTATTTAAAATGATCAAACTGAACCGATAACTTCTTCAAAGGCAACGCCAGTTCTAGTAGCAACAAAGGTAAGACCGATGAAGTTGATAGATCTTGCGGGTTTGATGAAGATGTCAGCAACGAACTCATTAGCATCAATAACAGCTGCAGTGTTGTTTGTTTCATCACAAACAACTACGAAGTCAAAGATGCCTCGCTTGGATTGAACATCACGGAGGAATGGTTCAATGATGTTTACGAAATTAGTTCTCGTAAGTTCATCGTTGAACTCGAAGAGTTGATCTTTAGCAGCGGCGGAGATTGCATCTTCAAGGAAGATGAACAATCTACGAACATTGATACGATCAAAGGCAGATGCCTTAGCGAAAGAGGTCTTATCACCGAATAGAATGATACCAGCACCAGGAGATTGGATAACTGGGTTGATTCTGTTAGAATACAGAATATCTCTTTGCTTCTTACCTGGGTTGTAAACCAGTTTAACTGCATTTAGAATCGCACCTCTTGAAGTTCCAGCAGGAGAGAACCAGGGGAACTGCTCAAGGTCGGTTCTAGCACAGGTTCCAGCAATGTCACCATTTAGTGGAACATAGCGGAAAGTGTTGTTAAAGCGGTCGAACATGTACTTATAACCGCTATCAAATACACCATAAGTTGAAGATGTGAGAGGACTGTAGAATCCAACCACATTATCAGTCATGGTATCGATGTTGTTAACAGTTACGCTACCAACAGCAGAATCATTCAAGAATGCTTGTCTGTAAGGTGAGATGAATGCTACTGCATCCTTTCTTGCCTCAGCAACTGCAATAACTTTAGCACCGAGTTGTTGTGCTTGCTCTTTTGGATAATTTGCAGAACCCATTAAGATGAAATCAACTTCAGTCTCTTCAGTGTTCTCGAAGAGAGTGTATCCAGTTAGAATGTCATCTAAACCAGGATTAAATGCACCACTCTTAGTAGATGCTAATCCAGAAGCATCATCAACTCTGCCGCCATATAGTGTACCACCAGCGAGAGAGGCAACAAAATTACCCGAACCAGCGAATGAAACACCAGAAACTGGTTGATCCCATCCAGCATCAGTGGTAAGTGAATAAACACTTGTATTATCATAATCAATTGCTTGAGCACCTGTAGGGGCACTACCACCGAAGATATATCTTGAATTAACTTCTAGATACTTTCTCCAGTATTGTGGGGAACCAACAGAAAATTCTGCATCAGTACCTTTAGATAGGGATAAATGCTTTTCTAGGATAGTTCCTGCATTTCCAGTAACTTTTCCGTCATCGTCGATTAGTACAACATGCACTTCGTCGAATCTTCCGCCTCTTGCAGCAGCAAAAGTAGAAGTTCCAGGTGCATTTGCTAACTGATCCCACTCTAACTTTCCTTCGGTTAACTGAATGTCTTGAGAAGAGAACCAATCAGTAGCATTGGTGTAACTGGCAGTGGTTGTCCATGCTGCACTTTGTCCTGCAGTATGAATAGCAACATTAGATCCAGAGTTGGGGAATCTAAGTTGACCAGATGCCTGATAGTCTTCGTTGTTTACAACACCAGCAGCGGAGATGTGATGTACAAACTTAACTGAAACAGATCCTTCTCCAACTTCGGAGATAACGCCGCAGAAGGTTCCGTCTAGATCAGTTTTGCTACCATCAGCACCGATTTTGTAAGTTCCTGCAGGAACAGCAACCTTTAAGGTATCGCCAAGTGAAACACCAGTGGTGGTAATACCAGAAAGAATTTGGTCTGCTCTGCCGTCAATGATTGCAACTTTGATACCATTTGCCCAAGTTCCAGGGTTCTTAGCAGCAACAGTTACATTAGGAATGACATTTTCAACATAACCTAGTTGGTTATAGTGCTCACCACCATTGATTCTAATGCTAGTGGCAGTTCCTACGAATGCATTGACTAAAGATTGATCTCCAGCACGGACAACCTCTAGTGTTCCGCCGTAAGCAAGGAAGGAGGATGCTACCATCCAATGCTCATAGTGCTTATCAGCAGAGTAGGGTTGACCAAATGTTTGTAGTAGGTCATCTTCACTCTCAATGAGTTGTGGCTCATTAACAGGACCTTTCGCAAACGGTGCTACTAGAGCGCCAATAGATCCACTCGTCGGATCTACTCTCCCAACCGTTAAGTCAACTTCTCTAATTACAATTCCAGGAGATGCTAAATTAAGTGGCATCTTTTTGTTCTCCGAATCTCAGATTATTCTGAAATTATTTATTAAAACCACCCTTTACATGTAGTCCCACATGTATGATTTGTCCCCATATTCATCCAAATGCCATACATCACCATCTTTATCAGTAAATGATCCATTATCTAGACCATCGTTTATAAAACCAAATGGTGCCATGTCTTGTTCTATTTGATCTCTCTGTTCTTCATATATTCTCTTTCTGACATCTTGGTCAGACATTTCTTTAAAATAATCCTGGCACACTAACCAAGCAAAAATAACAAGGCACATTGCCAAGTCATCATTACAACCATCTTCCGCTTCAAATGAGTTTGCTTTCTGTGCAAAAGTAGTTAATTCTGAAATTATTTCATAATCACATGTAAGTAACTTATCATCTTCCAGTAAAGTTTTTAGATTGGAACAACCCAACTTTTTGACTGCAGCAGTCATTCTTACACCAAGTTGTGTTTTCTTTCCTGAGAAACCTTGACCAACAATTTGACCATTACGACCTCTCATCGACGCCATCAACAAGTTCTCATATTCCAAATCATATTGAAGAATACTAGCAACTTGATCACCAATATCATTTACCTCAATAAGAAGGTATGCATTATTGTATGCCTTTGCCATATCCAAAATAATATTTGGAAATAGCATGGGTTTGATTTCATTATTCCTATACTTTGCGACTATATTATATGGGAACTCTGTTGTGTCAAAAA